AGTGTACAGAAAGACCCTTACAAGTCAAGACAAGTACACGCAAGAATTCAAGTATTTAAACGAGCCTTACAATTATTAGATGATTTACCAAAAACAACAAGCACTACAAATTAAGTCGCTGGGCATAGGGGAGACTATGCAAGTAGACAAACGAGAAGGCAACCGAATCCGAGCCTTACTATCGTATTACAAAACTTATAACGGCAAGACTTATTCTTGCAAAGAATTAACCAAAAATTGTTTAACCATAACTCGCAAAAAATGAAGAAGTTAAAAAATCCAATTATCCAAGATATTAACATAGTTGAAATAGACTATCAAAACACCTATTATACCGAATACACCGATGGTTTTATTATTTACCACCATAGATTCAAACAAGCAGACCTACGCTTTTGGGTATTAGAAAACTACGACATATCAAGAGGTCAAGTTAAAATAGAATTAGACCCTATCTCTATCGAACAGGCAGAGAATCCTATTTACTTTACACAGGATGTCGAAGAGTTTATTAACGAAAATTACGAGGAATTAATTTTAGCAATCTTAAAACAACCAGTATTGGCTTGTCAATCTACTTTAGGTAATGCAATTTATAACATTTGTAGACCACGATAATATGAAAGACTTAAATGAGATTATCCAACTTCAAAAGGAAGTTATAGAAAGTTGCGAAAACATAATTGCCTTACAAAAAGATAAGGAAAAAATTATGCAAGATATGATAGATAGTTTAACTGAACAATTAAATTCTCTAATTGATTTATGTAAAGAGGTAGTAAAATGAGCATTATAACCGTACACAAATTTATTAATAATCCACCGAAGGAGAGTAAGCTGGATAAGTTAAAAAGGCTTTATAGACAAACATTAGAAGATGGTAATTACTGCAAATCAGTCCAGGCAATGTATCTTATAAATAAAGTCAAAGAAGCTGAAATACAAAGAGTTACAAACGATTACGAGCATCACATTTCGAAGCAAATAATTAAAAATAATTACCTTAATTTAATTAAATAATTAGTATCTTTAAAAACCAAAAAACAAAACTATGTCACTATTAAAAATTCAATCAGAATTAAAAGCACCAAAGAATCAATTTAATTCCTTCGGGAAATACAAGTATCGCTCAACAGAGGATATATTGGAAGCGTTAAAACCTTTATTACTTAAGTACGAATGTACTATGGTTATATCGGATAACATCAAAGAAAAAGCAAATATTATTTATTGTGAAAGTGCAGTCTTATTAATAGACAAACAAGGTCAAAGATATGAATCTTGTGCTTCTGCTGGTATAGACCCAAACCGCAAAGGTATGGATATTAGCCAGTCTTTTGGAAGTTCAAGTTCATATGCACGAAAGTATGCTTTATCTGCTTTATTTCTCCTGGATGATACCAAAGATGCTGATGCTACCAATATGCACGATGCAGTCAAAATGGTTGAAGAAAAACTTAAGCCAACTTTAAAAGTAGGTACTGAACTATTTGACAAATGTAGAGCAGGCTTTTTAAAGGATGCAAAGAATTTAATTGCTATCCAAGAAAGATATTCAATGAATGATGAAACTTTTGAAGCACTAACTGCAAAATGAAATACTTTAAAGCAAGACCAAGTTCATTAGGGAAATTAATGAGCAAGTCAAAGAAGCCAGGCGAATTATCGCAAACTTGCATAACCTATCTTAAAGAATGCTATGCTGAAGACAAAGAAGAACTTTCATCAAAGTATTTAACCAAAGGTATCTTATTAGAAAACGAAGCTATTGAGTTTGCATCTAAAGTATTATACGGTGGTATAAAAGCCTATAAAAACGAAGATATTTACGCAAATGAATGGTTAGTAGGAACTCCTGATGTAATACTTGAAAACTCTATAATTGACACCAAGTGTTCTTGGAATAGAAAAACATTATTAGATTCAGCTTTAGAGTTAAATACGGACTACGAATGGCAATTGAGGGGATATATGTTTTTGTGCAATAAAGAGTTTGCTACACTATTCTATTATCTTGGCGATACTCCAGCAGCAGCTAATTTTGGCACTAAAGTAAGCTACTCACATTTAGAAGATTTTGAACGCTGGGTAAGCTATGAGTTTAAACGCGATTTATCTATTGAGCAAGAAATAATCGAAAGAGTTGAACTTTGTAGAGCCTGGCTTCAAAATTACGATGCCGAGATACAGGCAAAAATAGGAACAAGAATTATAACCCTTTAAAAAAAATAGAAAATGGCAACAATTATTAATGCATCTATTGATGTAACAAAGATTGACAGAACAAAATTAATCAAAGAGAAGTATTTAAACCTGTCTATTATCGTAGATGATAAGAATGATAAGTTTGGTAACAATGTTTCAATTACTTTAAACCAGTCTAAAGAAGAAAGAGATGCTAAAGCACCTAAAACTTATATGGGTAATGGTAAAGTAGTATGGGGATTAGGTAAGTTAGAAGAAGCACCTAAAGAAGACAATAGTTTACCCTTTTAATTAAAGAAATTGGTGCTGCTGCAAGCGTTCTTTTTGCACCAAAGATAAGAGGTGTCTGCGCAATATTAGGGGAAAGTTTAACAATTTTAGCAGAAGATTAACACCCAAGTGCTAACGAGCAGCGTTAGTATTTTAAAATAAAAACCAAAAACTAAAATAATGAAAGCTAAAACATTTGAAGAAAAAAAAGTAGAAGTATTTAATAAATGTGCAATTAAATACGGTATGGGTAAAACATATAAAATACTTGGTGCTGCTAAAATAATAGAAGAACAAGGAATTAATAATTTTATTGAAAGTATTGAGAGTTATGTAAAACAAACTCAAAAAAACCCAAAAGCAATAGTAAAATTAAAGTTAGATTTAGCAAAACATTATATACTTTATTTGGAAGGAGGGTTTAGTGGACTTTTTGGAAGAATATAGAACTGCGAATGTTACAATAGAGGATTTAAGCCAAAAGTATAACATATCCCAAAAGCGAATAAGAGAAGTCCTAAGAGCCAAAGGAATAAGAACAAAGCACCTTAAAACCAAGAAAGTAACTTTAGAAACGAATGCTATTTTTAACGACTTTTTAAAGTTGTATTTAGTTGAAGGGAAGGCTATAAAGCATTATGCAGAGAAGTTTAATGTACCTTTATCTTCTTTAAATAAAAAGCTGGATAAATACTTTAAATTGCGAAAGAAGTAGTATATTTGCAATGTATTAAGATACCTAATAGGAAGGAGAGAGCCTGTTAGATATTATCAAAAAATGGTTATTATTATAACCCGAATCCTGTCGAAACTCTCTCCCGATGGGATTCTTTTTTTTACAAATTTATGGCACATAAAAAGGATGCTTATTATTTCTCACACGATAGTTCGGCTTCGAGAGATATTAAAATGCTAAAGATTAAATACATCTACGGCTGGGAAGGAATTGGTTTATTTTGGGGTATTATTGAAACTTTAAGAGAAACAACCGATTTCAAATTTGAATCAAACAAAGATAGTATTGACCTTCTTGCATCTATACTCCAGGTAGATGCTATAAAGTTGCAAAATTTTATAAATGATGCTATAAAGGTTGGATTATTTGTAGAATGTGATGGTTATTTTTATTCAAACAGTCTAAATGATAGAATGGATGAAATGAACAAAAAAAGGCTTAATGGTATTGTAAATGGTAAAAAAGGTGGTAGACCAACAAAAGAAGAACCTAAAAATAACCTAAACCATAACCTAAACCATAACCTAAACGAAAGCAAAACAAAACCATTAAAAGAAAGTAAAGTAAAAGAAAGTAAAGTAAATATAATAGTTGATAGTGTTGATGTTGAATTTATTCCTCCTACTAAAGATGAAGTTATAGATTATTTTGTTAAATCAGGTTATAAAAGAGATATTGCTATTCAAGCCTATTTTTACTATGATTCTCTTGGTTGGAATAACAAATTAGGTAAAGCAGTAATAAATTGGAAAAATACTATGGTTACTAATTGGTTTAAACCAGAAAATAAAGTTACAATTGTAAACCTACAACAACCTACTTACTAATGGAATTTATAAAACAATATAGTGATATACAAGGCGAATTAGATTCGCTTTACGATACAGGATTAATTAAAGGAGAAACGATAGGTTTCCAGGATGTGGATAAGCTAATATCCTTCAAAAAAGGTGCAACTTCTTATATTTACGGAACTCCAGCATCAGGCAAATCGGAGTTTTGGTGGGAATGCCTTATAAACTTATCTAAAAGTAAAGGATGGAAACATTTAATCTTTAGTCCCGAAACGGGAACTCCAGCAGAAATATTTGCGGAAATTATACATAAATGGGCAGGTAAGCCATTCTTTGATTTGGATGGTAATAAGTTACAAAGACTTACTAAACAAGAAATGTATCGTTATGGATTAGAAGTTAGTCAATATTTTTACATTATGGATTTAGGAGTAAAAGATATAACTTTAGATGACTTTCACGAAGCAGTAGAGAAATACGGTGTTAAGTTTGACACAGTTACAACAGACCCCTTTAATGAAGTAAAGCACGATTTACACGGCGAACAAAGAGATATGTATATGGCTCGGGTATTAGGTAAAATAAGAATGTATGCAAGGGAATATAATTACCATCATACAATTATTATGCACATAGCAAGGGAAACAGGTGCAAAGGTTGTAGATGATGCAACAGGAATAAAATATTATCCTCCAGCAGACCCACGATTTATAGATGGTGGCGAAACATCCTTTAGAAAGGGAGAACAAATGATTTGCGTATGGAGACCACCATTTGGAGTTTCTAAAGATGGAAACCCTTATCAAGGCAACGAAGTAAAGATTATAGTACAAAAGACTAAACCTAAAGGCATAGGGGAAGTAGGCGAGGCAACACTATTTTTCGATAAGTGGAAAAACTGCTATTATGAAGAAATAAACGGAAGTAAGAGTTATGCGGGAAATTATGTTACATTTGAAAAACCAAAAATATTACCTTTTTAATTATGACACTACAAGAATTTGCTAAACATTCGGAAGCCAGGCTTTTTAGTTTAGAATTATTTGAACAATTACCAATCCATAAGCTATCTTCGCAATATTATGTAGAGGCTTTAAGAGAGATTATTAATTTAATTAACCCAGTGCAGGACAAGAAATTTATATTATCAGATGAGAAAGTTACAAGAGTTAAGTGAACCATTAAAAGCCGTTTTAGAGGCTGACCTTGATAAAAGGATTCCAAAGACTGATTTTAGACAAGCTACCTTGTTTAGGATAGCAGATTTACTTTTAGTGATGCAAATAAAGCTATTAGAAGCTAATAAAACTAAATTAGACAGTAAGACTTACAAAGACAACTTAAATGCTTTAGAAACGCTTAATTTAGCTTTTGTGATGATGACTGATTTAGAAGGAGAAAATTCTTTATTACGAAGTGAATTATTAACTTTGAGGCACGAAGCGGAGATAATTGTATCTGAATTAAGCGAAAGAGTTAAAACGCTTGAAATGATAGATGACTTGTAAAAGATGTATAGGTGCAATTGATAAGATTTAACACCTGTAATATTTACAAAGGATATAATGTCTTGTTTTTTAACGAATTAACTGGACAAAGTGAATGAAACTTTACTAAAAGATTTAACAAGCACCAAAAAAACAATTAACAAATGGAGCAAGAAAACCAAATAATTGAAGCCATTATTCAACGAATTAAGGATGAAGAAAAAAAACATTCTAAATCAATAGAGGATTGGTATAGAATAGCAGCAAATAAAATTTATGCTACATTTGATATTAAAATAAAATCTTAAACAACAAACAAAATGAAAAAAGAATTTATACCATACCAAGAAGCGTTAGCTTTAAAAGAATTAGGATTTGATGAACCTTGTTTTGGTAGATATTGTATTGTTACCGAATGGGAAGAGCCAACTGGTGAAATACTAATACAAATGTTTGATTCTAATTTATTAGAAAAGAATC